AGAAAAAATAACAGTAACACTAGAAAATATAGATAAAATAAAATAAATATGGCACAAAGTACATTAATTATAGCTGATTCAGGCAAAGGTAAGTCCTCCTCTATGAGAAATCTTGATCCAGCTGAAACATTCGTTATTAATATTGCAGGTAAAGCTTTACCTTTTAAAGGCTCTAAAAGCAAGTATACTTTAATTACAAAAGATAATCCAAAAGGTAACTTAAGTAATACATCAACTGCAAGCGGAATAATGAAGGCATTAAAGCATATAAATGAAAATATGGCTCATATTAAAACAATCATTTTAGATGATTTTCAATACATGGCCGCTTTTGAATATTTTGATAGAGCTAATGAGAAAGGATATGATAAATTTACAGATATAGCAACTAACATTGCATCTGTTGCTAAGATGCCTAAAGACATGAGACAAGATTTAAAACTTTATTTCTTAACTCATCCTGAAGAGGTAAATAGAAATGGCAACATTATAATTAAAGCAAAAACTGTTGGTAAAATGATAGATAATGCTTTAACTTTAGAAGGCTTATTTACAATTGTACTTTTCGGAAATGTTATTAAACAAGATGATGGTACAATGAAATATGGTTTTGAAACACAAACCAATGGTGAAACTACTGCAAAATCCCCAATGGGTATGTTTGAAGATACATTTATAGACAATGATCTTAAATATGTAAATGATTGTATAAATAAATATGAACAAGAGTAAAAAATAAACTATGTTAAGTACGAAAGACATGTCAGATGGTTCTGGCAAAATTAAACCGGTTATCAGCGTAGGTAATCAGAAATTAAAAATTAATAGTATAACATTTGATCAAACACCTTATGATGAGGAGGCCTATAACATGGTTTTGCATGTTGAATCTGAGCCAATGAAAGGCAGTTTTCAAGGATTTTTAGTAAATAAAGATGATGAAAAAGGCTCAAGATATAAGGGTCAAGTTGGCAGAGTAAGAGTAAGCCCTTATCCTTTTAAGGATACAACTCTTCCAAGCGGTATTGAAATTAAAAGAGATACAGAAGCTTTAAAGAACTTGGTTTTTGTTGCTAAAACTTTAGGTTTAAGAAATGAGCTTGATGTTATAAACGCTGAAGATATATTTGAGTTTGTTGAAAGTGCAAATGGTATATTATCAGGAAATGACATATACATTAATACTTGTATAGCAGGTAGAGAGTGGGAAAACAAAGAAGGTTATATTAATTATGATCTTTTTCTACCAAGAATGTCAAAAGATGGGATTCCTTTAGAGAGCTTAGATGTAAGTTCTGAAGAATCTAGACTTTATACATTTGATGCAAACAAGCATGTACAAAAATTAAAGAAAAAAGTAATAGAATCATTTGAGCCAAGCAAAAGCAATTCAGGTGATGATTTTGATATTTAACTCTTCCTGCTAACACAGGTTTTTTAGGTTAAACAGAGAATAGCGGGGGGATTGCATAGTTAGTCCCCCTCTATTTTTTTTAAAACAATGATTAACACCAAAAATTTAGCAATCCAAATAACAGATATACCCAGCTATTGGGTGTTTCAATATTATTTGGATTTAAATCAAGTATTAACAGGGCAGGATATAAAGATAAAATCTATATGGAATAATGAAGATACTGATCCTAGTATGTGCATTTATGTAGATAGAATAAAACAAGTGTATATGTTTAAAGATTTTTCTTCTGGAAAAGGGGGCAATAAAATAAATTTAGTTCAATATTTATTTAATGTAAACTATCCGGTAGCTGTAGAAAAAATTATAAAAGATTATAACGAAAATCCATCTGCAAAAGTCAACTTAAAAGTTGAAGCTAAATGGAAGCTAGATTTTTACAAAGAAAGACCTTGGAATAAAGATGATGCTAATTACTGGTTACAATTTAGAATAGGTACAACTATTTTAAAAAAATTCAATGTAAAAGCAATAGATTATTATACACTTATAAAAGAAGATGATCAGCTTAGTCAAATTAAAATTCGAGATAGCCGTGTATATGGTTTTTGTGATACTCAAAACAGCCTATATAAAGTATATCAACCCTTTTCTAAAAAAGGCAGAAGATTCTTTAATATATTTAGTAGAATGCAAGGCTTAGATCAATTGAAATATGACCAACCATATTTGGTTATATGTTCTTCATTAAAAGATGCTATGTGTTTATCCGGGTTTGGATACAATATTGAAGTTGTAGCGCCCAATAGTGAGAATACATTGATAAAGCCATATGTTATTGAAAACCTAAAGAATAAGTATAAAAAAATAATAACGTTATTTGACAATGACAAAGCTGGCAAAAATGCTATAACTAAATATAAATGCGTCTATAATATAAATGGAATATATTTAGATATGAGTAAGGATTTATCTGATTCAGTTAGAGATTATGGATTTGAAAAAGTTCATCAACAATTAAAGCCCTTACTTAAAAAAGCAATTCATGGAAAATAAAAAATGGTTTATACCTGGGAATGTTCCATCAAGTAAAAATGGAAGAAGGTGGACAGGAAAATATTTTATAGCAAGCAAAACTGTTATGAACTATAGGAAAGATACAAACGCCTATTATGAGAAATATGCTGATGAATTTAAAAAAGAATTGACAAAGCATAATCTACCTGTTATGATTTCATTTACTTTCATTAGAGGCACGCGGCATAAATTTGATTATATCAATCCTGCACAAACAGTGCAAGATGATATGGTTAAACACGGATGGATTGAAGATGATAATATGACCTTTATAATACCGGTTTTTAAAGAATATAAATATGACAAAGAATCACCAGGAGTAATAATAGAAATAAATAAAGATTGGAATATGAAAAAATAGAAATTGATATAGATAGCTTTAAAAACATATTGAATATGATTTCATCAGCAAATAAAGATGACACAAATTTAGCTATATCAATATTAAATAATGCAAATACAAAGGTCATTCATTTGAAATTACTTTATAAAAATTTAAATCCCTATAACAGAGGGATTTTTTTGTTAATAATAGAGCATGGTAAGTTTAGTAGTATACTGAAAGATCATCATCCCAACTTTGTTATAGAATGGTGTAAAGACTGTTTATTAGAAACAATAAAAAAAGAAATAAATATTCAACAAGATATGTTTGAATTATTTGAGTTTACAAAAAAAAATTATAAATATGAAAATAGCTGATTTAGTCTCCAAAACTTCAAAAAGTCTAATATTTAAAGAGCCTTTTTATGGTCTCTTTCTAATTAGTATGAATAAAATTTATGGGGATCATGTGCAAACTGCTGGTGTATCTAAAAACGGAATGAATGTACAATTATACATTAACTCTGAGTTTTTTAGTAATCTTTCAGATAAACATAAAATAGGATTATTAAAACATGAAATACTCCATATATCTTTTGGTCATATGCTATCTAGAACTGGATATGCAGATAAAAAACTATTTAACATAGCTGCAGATCTTGAAATCAACCAATATATTGATCCAGATTATTTACCAGAAGGCGGAATAACAATGGAAAGTTTCCCCGAAATACATCTGCCTGCCAAAATGGGTACAGACTGGTATTATAAAAAATTGCAAGAAGAGCATGAAAATAGAACATGTCCAAATTTAAATTCCATGTTAGATGAAGTGGGTGATGATATGCATGGAACATGGGATGAATTTGAAGATATTGCTGAGACAGATCAAAAATTAATTAAAAAACAAATAGAACACCAAATAAAAGATGTTGCTGAACATGTAGAAAAAACATGCGGAAATATACCTGGTGAACTTGCAGATCTTATTGAAAGATTAAAACATGTTGAACCTGCCAAATTTGATTGGAAAGGATATCTAAGAAGATTTGTTGGAAACTCTTCTATTGTTTTTACAAAGAAGCTCAGAAGAAAATATAACAAAAGGTATTCTGAGAATCCCGGACTTAAAATTAAATTTAAAAATCATATATGCGTTGGTGTAGATACATCAGGATCTGTAAGTAAAAATGAACTTAAAGAATTTTTTAGTGAATTGACTCACATGCATAAAACTGGACATAAAATTACAATTGTTCAATGTGATACCGAAATAAACTCAATTAAGGATTTTAATCCTAAAGAAGATTGGGAAATACATGGTAGAGGTGGAACAATATTTCAACCCGTTATAGATCATTATAATCAATTTGGCAAGTATACAGCCCTTATATATTTTACAGATGGAGAAGCTGGTATTCCACATAACTGTCCAAAAAATGCATTATGGGTTCATAGCTCTATATGTTCTGTAAATGAAGCTTTACCTGGACAAAAAATTCAATTAAATTAAAATTAAAACAATTATGGCACAAGTAGATTTAAACATCGACGAATTAAAAGGTTTTGTAAACCATATAATTAAAAATAACAACTTCTTACAGGAGAATGAAAAAAATTCTGTATCTGTAGAGGTTGTAGGTGAATCAGGGATTGGTAAAACATCCACTATAGTTGAGTTGGCAAAAGAAAACAACCTTGCATTTGTAAAATTAAACTTAGCGCAAATTGAGGAATTGGGAGATCTTGTAGGTTTTCCAGTAAGACAATTTCAAATGTATAAGGAGAAGATTATGAATCCACTACATTCAGGATTAGATAATCTAAATTATACTGCTACACAAAAAGAACAGATTGCAAAAACGCCCGTTAAGAAAAAAATTGGTCAATGGGTTGATGAACTAGCTGTTCAAGACTTTTTAAAACAAGGCTGGAAAGTTACAGGTAAAAACAGAATGTCTTATTGTGCTCCTGAATGGATTGCAGACAAAAAAGAAGGAGGCATTCTACTGCTTGATGACTGGAACCGTGCTGATGTTAGATTTATTCAAGCAGTAATGGAGCTCATTGATAGACAGGAGTATATTTCATGGAAATTGCCTAAAAATTGGCATATTATTTTAACAGCAAATCCTGATAATGGTGACTATATGGTTAATTCTGTAGATTCTGCACAAAAAACAAGATATGTTACGGCTAATCTAAAATTTGACATTGATGTATGGGCTAAGTGGGCAGAAGAAGCAAGTATTGATACTAGATGTATTAACTTTTTGCTTTTACATCCTGAGCTAATAACTCAAGAAACAAATGCAAGATCTATTACTACATTTTTTAATGCAATTAGTTCATTTGAAAATTTTGATAAGTCTTTGCCTATGGTTCAAATGATTGGCGAAGGTTCTGTTGGAGAAGAGTTTGCATCTATGTTTACCATTTTTATTAACAACAAGTTGGATAAACTAGTTACACCAAAAGACTTATTAACTCATGAAAATGAACAACATATTCTTGGTGAATTAAACAGTTGTATTGGTAAAGATGATAATTATCGTGCAGACATTGCATCAATCCTTGCAACTAGACTTGCAAACTTTGCTGTTGTCTACTCTTTAAAAAATACAATTAGTGCAAAGATTACGGATAGATTAGAAACTCTTTGTACAGGCGAGTATTTTACTAATGATCTTAAGTATTTGATTGTTAGAACCATTTATAATGGAAACAAACAAAAATTTAGCAAATTAATGATGAAACCTGAAATAATTAAAATGACCGTAAAATAATGAGTAATAAATCAATTTTTCAAGAGTTTAATCAAGATGCTCTTGAACACTTTTCGTTGGAGGATGAACCCGTAATTGGGTTCATATCTTCACCGACTAGTCTAGAGATACATAAAGTAATAATGACTCAAATTGAGGATAAGTTTGAAAGAGTTGAGCATTGCTTACACGATGATGAATATAAAAAAAGAGTGAAAACTCCAAAAGGGCATAAAAAAGCTTTTATTATTCCGGGATGCAGCGCATCTACAGAAAGAATTAAAGCTGTTGCCGCAGATAACAATATAAAAATTACAAGTAATTATAAGATAGCTGATTTATTTATTGGAGATGAAAGTCCTCGCAGGGTATATAAAAGTGGAGAAAAAATAAAAGCAACAAGTTTTTTATTTGAATTATGGAATTATGATGTTGTAGAAAGTACTTCAGGAGTTGTTCCTTTTATAGATGCTTATCCATTTAACGTCCTCTGCGAAAGTGACATAACTGATAAATTATGTAATTTATATTCATATAGACCAACAAGTATAGATACAACTGTTGAAATGTGTATGACAGAATACATAATAACAGGGATGGCATTAAATATTGCTTATTTAATAGAAACAGATCCTAATATAGAAATAATAAATGCTGAGGATTTTATATTATCTGGAAATCACAAATTAATTTTAGATAGTAAATTAAGTGAAGAGATAACCGGGTGGCTGAATTCAGAAGACAGATCAGATTTGCTGGTTTTGTCTACTATTATACCAACCATTGACTATAATAAAAATCCTCATTTAATATGGGAATTAGCAAAAGAAATTCGTGACAGTTTCTATAGGTTAGATGTAAACAAAGATTTTAAATTTTGGCTAAACTGTATTAATTACGATGAGGTGAAATACTATACTCCTGAAGACATGATTTTACATCTTCATGAGAAAGAAAAATTATGTTCTGAGAGTTTTTGTTATTTAGAAAAAAAAGCAAGAACGGAAATAGATATATCAAATAGAAATCTTTATGTTTTTAAAGTTAAAGTTAAACCAGAATACGAAAAATATAAAACATGTTCAAAGAAATAATAAAAATAAGTTTTAAAGAAAATACGCCAGTTAATAATATTAATTATGCGTTACAATCTTCAGATTTTAAATTTGAATTTAAAATTGAAAAACAATATTTGGGGTTTGAAGCAAAAGATTATAGTTTAAAAAATAAAATAAATAAAGCAGATTTAAAGAATAAAAGCATTTATAGATATTCTAAAATAAAGCTGCCAAGAGATAAAGTAGATTTGCTAAAAAATTCTTGCAATTTAAAAGTTACAAGAGATAAAAAAAATGCAGATTATCACATTATAAGTTCAGATATGATGCGTCATATGTGTACGACTAAACTGTATAGAAAAACCTCAATGTCTCAACTAAAAAAAAATATTGAAATCATAGATAAGCGTATAGAAACGACATCTGCAGAAAACAAATTTTTTTTAGAAGCTCTTAATCTTAAGATTTCGGAGTTTTGTATTGAAAATCCGGATATTACATTAGATGATAGATCAGTTTATTTAAATCTTAATTTTACTTGGTATCGTCCTAATGTACAAGTAACAAATGGTGTAAGCATAAAAATATATAGAGATGTGTGGGAAAATCTTTTTCCTTCTAAAAATAAACAATGGTTTCATATAGCAAAGAACAACTATGATGCGTCAACTTTAGATACAGAAAAGCATGTTCTTGATTCTACATTAATTGATATCGCATCTGAATCTTTAGCTGTTTTAAAATCATCAGATTATGAGTCTATAAAAACAATGATAAATAGTCATGACCGACAAGATATAGATATGGCTGTACAAATAATGGCTAATTGTAATTATGAAAAATCTAAAGATGTAGTAGGTCTAGTATATGCATTTAATCATGAGAAATTAAGATATGCCTCTAATTGGAATCATATTAATGTGAAAGCCATGAGAAATGCTTTTAAAGCATATGAGCTTTATTTCCAACGTGGAAATTCTGGTGCTCATAGCAGACTTATTAAGGAGCTTATGAATAGTGATTCATTAACAGAGTTTTCTGTAAAAACTATATGTGAACATATGTTTGAAACTGTTTTAGAACATAATTTTGGACAAAACCATAACTTATTTGATATTAGCCTAAAAGATGTAAAACTTAAAGCACATGTTATAGAGAAAATAAAAAAGGATGATTTAGAAATTCAATATCTACCATATTAACTGGGGTATGCCATAATTGATTTTTGGATGTGTACAGAAATGTGCACATCCATACCCCTTTAATAAAAATATATGATGTATTCAAAAAAAATTTATAAAAAAGATAGTAAAGGAAAAGTACGTGTATTACACGTTTATACTAAAGGCTCTGATGTAGTTCAAAATTCTGGAGTACACGGTAGTGAAAATATGGTTAGTCATATTCACACTTGTGAAGGAAAAAATATTGGTAAATCTAATGAAACAACGCCTGAACAACAGGCTGTATTAGAAGCTAAATCAAAAATTGAAACTAAAATGACTACAGGTTATTTTGAAACAGTTGATGAAGCAAAAAATTCAGAAGTGATTCTACCTATGCTTGCAAAACCCTACGCAGATAAATCAATAAATTGGAGTGAAGGAGAAGTTCATATACAACCTAAATTAGATGGGATGCGATGTCTTGCATTTGTTTCTAAAGGAAAAGTCCAATTATTATCCAGAAAAGGAAAAGAGATAATAACTATGGATCATATAGCATCCGATCTAAATAAAATCACAGATGATAAAAGTTACATTCTTGACGGAGAATTATATGCTCATGGAAAAACTTTTCAAGAGAATATGAAGCTTATCAAAAAGAAAAGAACTGAAAGTATAACAGTGAGATTTATAATCTATGACATAGTAGATACTAATTCATCTTATACAGATAGATTAGAAAACCTTAGTCAGATACTTAAAAGGCATGTATATGATCATTGCAGATTGATTAGTACATCTAAAATAAAGAGTTCTGAGTTTATTAAAGATTGGCATAATAACTATGTTAATCTTGGATATGAAGGTGCTATTATAAGACATTCTGATAAAGGTTATGAAGTAAACAAAAGATCTTCTTCATTGCTGAAGTATAAAGATTTTATTGACATGACTTATAAGGTTGTTGACATAGTTCCTTCGGATAAGAATCCTAAGCAAGGTGTTGTGCATTGTGCAGAGCTTAGCACCAACGGTGGTAAACATCTTAGCACTATTACATTTGGTTGCGGGATGAAGTTTTCTCAAGCTGATAGAGAAGATATTCTTAAAAACAAAGAAATGTATATTGGCAAAAAAGCTGAAATAAGATTCTTTGAATATACCGATGACGGATTACCAAGATTTCCTGTATGTGTTGGATTTAGATTAGATAAATGACAGATAAATATAAAGAAGAGGTGTTTTATGCTAAAGAATTTAATTTTAGTTATTCATCTCTAAACAAATTATTATTTTCACCATCCTTATTTTATAAGGACTATATATTGTTAGACAGAGAAGTTAGAACAGACAAACACCTGATTGAAGGTAAACTTGTACATTGTCTTTTATTTGAACCGGACAAACTTGAAGAAAAGTTTAATGTTGTTCCTGGTAAAAGTCCCAGTGATAATGTAAGGCGGGTGATGAAAGACATGATGCTTTATACTGATGCCTCTGATCTTGATCAAGTTGAAGATTTTATTATATTAGATTCTTTAAAGCATATGAACCTTTATCAATCTTTGAAAGCTGATGAAGCTAGAATTGCAAAAATTAGAATAGAAGATCACAAACCATATTGGAAGTTTTTAAGTAATCCAATTATAGATGTAATAAATCAAGAAACTTTTGAAAGATGTAACAGTTCAGTTGAGATATTAAAAAGCAACAAAGAAGTAGAATTTTTATTTAAAAATGAATCTAAAAATGACTTTGAGCTTGCTTCAACAAAATCATTCTCTGAAAAATACATACAATGCAACCTTAATGATAAACCTTTTGGTTTGCATGGTTTTATTGATTATTACAAAATAGATGATGAAAATAAACAAGTTATTATATGTGACTTAAAAACCACATCTAAAACCATATCAGAATTTGATGAAACAGTTGAATACTATAACTACTGGATGCAAGCCGCAATCTATTTAAAGCTAGTTATGAGCAGTGTTGATGAATTCATTTTAAATGAATATGATTTTTTGTTTAAATTTGTTGTTATTGACAAATATGATCAGGTATATGTTTTTGATGTATCCGATGCTACAATGTCAGATTGGGGTATAAAATTAAAACAAACTCTAGAAATGGCTAATTACCATTATTTAGAACGAAATTATAAATTGCCCTATAATTTTTTAGTCAATAAACCTTTATTATAATAAATGAATACTTATACAGAATATTTTCAAAAAAGCAAAGTGTTTCTGTATCCTCTATTAGATATTAAAAAAAATGAATCTTATGTTCCTTTAGAGGCTTATATTTCATGGGATGGTTTATTTACCACAGATGATTATAAATTTATAATTATCTATAGTTGTCCGAGACATTTAAAATTTAAATTGTTTGAAGATAAAATATTAAAGAAAAATAAACTTTATTATAAAAGCTTTATAATAAACGCTACAAGACATGGTTGCATATTTGACTTATCTGAATATGAGTATGATTATAATATGTTTTGTGCGGGTAAATACTCTAAATTTTCACAAGAAACAAAAAATAAGATCATAGATTATTTCGGTAATGTTGGTCAGATATCTGAATATATAAAAAGTTTTTTAAAGCCTGATGAGTATCATAAATTATATGCAAATGAATTAGGAGTAAACATAACAACAATTGAAGAAGTTTATGAAATATGTAGTGTGCCAGATTTAAATAAAGAAACATTAAAAGAAAAAATTCCTGACGATTTGTTACAATAAAATATAATTCAATATATTTAACATATGATTGGAAAAAATATGATGTTATGCACATCAGCATTTAGAAACGTAAAGTCTTTTAGTTTAGTACCTGTTACAAAAGATTGCCCTTATGTAGAATCTATGTTTGATCCTACAAGTGGTATTCTTGCGGTTATAACTAATATTAAAAAAGAATCATTTCATATGGTTTCAAGGTTAGACAGTAACGGTCAACCTGTAAGACTTAAAGTACCAAATAAAGAAACCGGAAAAACGGTTAAAGAACAAAGAGTTGCGGTTGACACTTTTTCAGAATTTTATATTACTGAAAAAGAAGAAATTGAAAACTTTATAAATCTATTTGCTATAAATAGTGACACGTTTGATTGGAAAACTCTTTTGGAAGAAGATCCAAATAACATAAAACAATCAAATTTAATATTACCTACAACGTAGGGAATAACTAACACAAACATTAAAAGGCGGTTAACTTTACTCACTGATGTGCAAAAGCATCTGTAAAGAAGCCGCCTTTTTTAATTACAAGTAATATGAATCATTGGATAATGGACTATGAAACATTGTCTAATTGCTTTGTAGCTGTATTTGAACATTATAAAACATCTGAAAAGAAAGTTTTTGTAGTTCATAAGTTACAAAATGATTTTGACAGTTTTGTAGAATTTTTAATTCAAAACAGAGATGAGAAACAATGGCATATATCATTTAATGGTTTAGCTTTTGATGCTCAAGTAACTCAATATATATTACACAACTACCATATGTGGCATAGTATGGGAGCTGATGAAATTGCTAGTATTATTTATGACTTTGCTCAAGAAACTATAGATAGACAAAATAGAAAAGAATGGGGAGTATTTGCACCCTGGCAATTGCACATAGGTCAGATTGATTTATTTAAATTACACCATTGGGATAATCCTGCTAAACGTTCTAGTCTTAAGTGGATTCAGTATAGTATGGATTGGGAAAATCTTTTAGATATGCCCATACATCATACTACAAACATTCAAAATCAGGAAGAGCTTGATATAATTGTTGAATATTGTATAAATGATGTAGCATCTACTAAAGCAATATTTAATAGATCTAAATCACAGATCAGGCTACGTAAAGAGCTAACCTCTCAATATAAAATCAATTTATTTAGCGCTTCTGAACCAAGAATTGCTAAGGAATTGTTTGCTTATTATCTTTCTAGGAAGCTTAATATTTCCACAAGAGAAATTAAGCGTATGAAAACATACCGGAGTACAATTAATGTGGAGGATTTAATACTCCCCTATATAAAGTTTGACTCTCCAGTATTCAAACAAGCATTGAAAAGATTTAAATCTTTAGAATTAGATGCTTCTAAACTTAAAGGTCAATTTAAATATGAACTAGAACATAATGGTGTTCATACTACATTTGCTTTAGGCGGCATTCACGGTGCAAGAAAAAGTGGTGTATATGAATCAGATGATGATCATATTATTATGTCTTCAGATGTTACATCTTTCTATCCAAATCTATGTATCCGGAATCAATGGTCACCTGCACACTTTCCAAAAGAAGAGTTTTGTGATCAGTATGAATGGTTCTTTGATGAAAGAGTTAAAATTCCAAAGTCTAACCCAATGAATTACGTGTATAAAATTATACTTAATTCAACTTTTGGTTTGAGCAATGAGGAAAATAGTTTCTTTTATGATCCAGAATTATGCATGCGTATAACTTTAAATGGTCAGCTTACCCTGATGATGTTATATGATATGATACTTAAAGGTATTCCGGAAGCTATAGGTTTATTGCAAAATACAGATGGTGTGGAAATTAGAATCCCAAGAGATAAAAAAGATCTTTATTTAGAGATCTGTAAAGAATGGGAAGATGTAACCAATCTAAATCTTGAGCATGATACTTATCAGAAGATTGTACTTGGAGATGTAAATAATTATATTGCTGTAAATGATTTTAAATCTGTGGACATAACAGAATGGAGAAAGATGAGAGAATCTAAACCTCATTATTTATTTGAGGTATCAGGATCTAAGTTCATGTATGCTCCAGTAAAATTAAAAGGTAGATTTAATTTTCATGATCTTCAGTTACATAAGAATAAATCTAAACTTGTAGTAAAGAAAGGCATATGCAACTTCTTTGTAAAAGGAGTTTTGCCTCAACAGTACATACAAGACAACCGGAACATTTTAGATTATTGCATTGGTATGAAATCAAAAGGTGATTGGAAACAAAATGCTCGTTATATACAAGATGGAGAATACAAAGAAAAGAATCTTCAAAAAATAAATAGATACTTTATATCCAGACCAGGAAAAGATAGTGTTAAAATAATAAAAGTAAATAAGAAAGATGGAAGAGAAATACAATGTGAGTCTGGTATGTGGATGCAAACTGTCTTTAATGAGTTAGACATTAAACCTAAATGGGAAGATTATAACTTAAATCTTAATTATTATTTAAAAGCAATAGAATCTGAAATTGACAAGATATTGTCAGTTTCTGCAAATCAACTAAAACTATTTTGATATGGATTATTTTGAATTAGAATGCGCAGTTGAATCCTGGGCAAAAGATAAAGGTATATTTGAAAAAGGAACTCCTATGGCACAAGCTTTAAAAACTCTTGAGGAAACAACAGAGTTATGTGTTGCTGTGCAAAAGGAAGACAAAGAAGAAACAATAGATGCCATGGGTGATATTATGGTCACCCTTATAATACAAGCTAAAATGCAAGGTATAACCTTGGAAGAATGTTTAAGTTCTGCATATAATGTAATTAGCAATAGAACCGGTAAAATGATTGATGGTCAATTTGTTAAAGATTGATCATATGAAATACGATGAAAACAGTATAGTTTTTAAATGTGTAAGAATATTAATTGTATTACTGATTATTTCTTCGGTAATATGGTTAACTCACATGTAAAAACTTGAAAATTAAACAATAATTATATATATTTACACTTTAAAAGTTTATTATGGGATATAGTAAAGCAAATCAAATAGATAAAGATTACCTAGTCCGTGCAGCATTGCCCAACTATGGTGATACGTATACAGTTATATCGCATCAATATGTGATTAACACAACAAAACAAATGTTAGCTAACAGTGGTTTTGTAATTGAAAAAGAAACATATATTGCAAATAGAAATGCAAGAGTTGCTCAAGGTATATACTACATAAGACCTATAAACAGCAATGATAAAGATATTCAAAATGAAACAGAACTCGGAATGATGTTCGCATGGACAAACTCTTATGACAAAAGCACAAAGTTTCAGTGTGCTGTAGGTGCTAGAGTGTTTGTATGTTCTAATGGAATGCTTTGCGGAGAAATAGATTTTGCACGTAAGCATACTGGAAGTGCGGATGTTGAAGTTAGAACTCAAATATCTAATCAGCTTAAAAGAGCTGAGCTTGCATTCAAAGACATCATAAAAGATGTAAGCGCTCTTAAACAAGCACCTCTTTCTCAAAAGAAACAAGCGGAGCTCATGGGCAGATTGTTTGTTAATGATATGCTTGGTCCAAGACAGATGCAAATTGTAAAGCAAGAAATGGATAAGCCTTCATATAACTATGGAGATAGAGAGAATGCCTGGGCTTTTTATAATCATGTAACACATGCATTAAAAACAACCCATCCAAGATCATGGTTAAGTGATACAAAGAACTTTCATGATTTTATGTCTGCAGAAGTATTAACTCAAATGGGTGTTTCTATTCCAAATGAAATACCCGCAGATGAAATAGATCTGCAGGATATCCAAGATGTTCAAGATGAAATGTCATCAGCTATAGAAGATCCAATTGCTAAAGAATGGGATCAGCAAACTAGAGATGATGATGGTGACAATGAGCCAGTAAATGATAGCCCTGAAATTACAGGAATACCTGATGGTGACAAGTTATCTGATACTGATGATGAGTTTGATGCTGATGCAGAAATGCAAGAGATAAAGACTGAGCAGGTCATTGATGAGAGAGAAGAAAGCTTTGCTAATGCAAATGATTTTGAAATTGAAGAAGATGATTCCTGGATAGAAATATAATTAATGGAACCTATTAGTAGCATATTACTACTAATACTATCAATAGGTAGTATTATATTTTTCTCAAAGAAAAGTGGAAAACTAAGATCTTAATCCACTTAAAACTAGAGAGAAACTATTTTCCTGTTTATTGATAAAAAAAACGGGCATGATTCATCATGCATCTTCATGGCTGTAAGAAGAACCAACACCTGCTAGTTACCGTTCTAGCGGGTCTTCTTACTTAAATGATAAAATATAATCTTCAAATTCTATAATATCCTTATGTTTAAACTCCCAAGAAATATTTAAGCATTGAACAAGTTTATCATATTCTGCATCTTCAAATTGCATTTCTTTATTAAGTTCAACATCTTCAATCTTATCTTCAATTTTCATTCTTGATCTCATTTCACTTGTGGTCCAACCATTTTTAGGCGGTACATTCATCAAGATCTTTATGAGATCTGAATATGTCATTGTATCTACTTTATCTTCAAACTTTGCTTTAATTATTGTTGGTTTGTTTACTAGTATCTTCATTTTGATTTAGTTGGTTTTTATAATATTTAAGAGTATGATTTTCTTCATTGAATATAAAGTTAAGAAAAGATAAGAACACTACTCTATTTTTAATAAATACTATAATAGTTGTTTATATTACTATTAATTGCAGCTTTGTCAGCAGAATAATCATCATCCCAAAATATCAATTCTTGACAATAGCCATGAAGCCCGTAACTAGACCAATAGTTAGGATAATTAAACAACAATAATGGATATGTTGAGTTCCCTGTATTTGGGGTAAACGCTGAAGTATTTGTAGCTATTGCTGAACCATCATTTATGTATGTAATTAGTTTATCCGAAGGAGTAGGATTACCTACATCATAAATTTGGAATATAGATTGGTGTTTTGATGCACTATTTGTGTCATCATTTCGAATAAAAACAGTCCCATTCCTTGTTCGTTGAATTATCTCCGCACCATAAAAATAAGTACTTGCTTCTACGCTAGTTGCACCTGAGGTCCCTGTCAGCCAAAAGAATCTTAATGGTGATATATTGGTACTTGTTTTGATTACAGCTACATTTGAACTTTTTATAGTTCCATCATGTAAATATTTAAACGTGCTTGTGTTTCCTGCATTAAGTAAAGACGTTGCTAGGGCAAATATTGCAGGTTTTCCACCTACAGTTACAAGACTTCCTGCATCAACTATTTGTGGCTGAGTAGCTGCAATTATGCTATTAACATTGTCACCTGTTCCTTTTTGATTGTACCACGTAGTCACGTAACCATTATTTGCGCCAACAAAGGAAAGCAATGAAGTTGTATCTAATTCATTACTTACAAATCCAATGTCCTGTTCTACATTGTCGCTTGACCTTCTAACTCTAATACAGGATCCTGCATAAGTACTTGATAATTTTCTTAATGAATAAGCAACTTTTGCATTAGGATACGCATCTAACAGAAATACATCAGATTCTGTGTTTAATAAAGATTGGAAGAATCCTATTTGTGCGTTTCTACTCATTTTCAATTAAATTTATTATTCTATATCTAAAATTACATCAAAAGTTGTTGGAGCTCCTAAAATTTCCTCAATTGAGTCATCAAAAGCAATGTACCAAAATACGGGCGTGTTTAAGTTTGCTTCAAAATAATCTACCCAATATATAGTTTCATCCTCAGGGGTTATTGGTAACCCATAAAAGTCTGCACATTGAGCTCTTGCATCTATCGCTTCAGCTTCTATTAAGTATTTGTAGCCTGTAATATCCATTAGTAAATTCCGTAATAATTATTAATATTGTCACTTATAGCAGCCTTATCCCCTGTATAATCATACTCCCAAAATATCATTTCTTGGCAATAACCATTGGTTCCGTAACCCACTTGTGGATATCGGTAGTTAAACAGGTGCAGGCTCATTGTTGAGTTCGCAGTGCTTGGTGTAAATGTAGCTGCATTTGTTGCTATGTCCGAACCTCCATTTAAGCTCATTATTATCTTTTCAGATGGTGTTGGATTTCCCCCATCAAAAGTTTGCCAAACAAGATAATCAGAACTCGTGCTTACGGAGTTTGTAGGGCCTGTATTATTTATTTGTCCGGGTCCATTTTTTATTTGCTGACGAATTGATGTCCCTGAAAAATACATTTGTGCTTGTATGCTACCTCCACCTGATGTACCTGTTAACCACAAAAATTTCAAGCCTGACAATACAGAGGCGGTTTGCATAACTGTAACCGTAGAACTTCTTATAGTTCCATCGTGTAGGTATTTTAAAGTGGATGTATCACCTGCATACAATACTGCATTTGGGCCACAGTAAATAGCAGGTTTTCCATTAACAGTTTCTACTACGCCACTACTAACGATTCTAGGTTGATAAATTGCTGTTGTATTGAAAGCCTTATTGCTTGTTGTTTTTTGGTTATACCAAACAGTTACAAAACCATCATTCGCACCTACAAAACTAAGTAAAGCTGCCTGATCAAGTTCATTGTTTGAAAATCCAATGTCTTGCTCTGCATTATCACTTGATCTCCTCACTCTAATGCAAGAACCTGCATAACTATTTCTTAGTTTTCTCATTGAATAAGCCAATTTTGCATTTGGGTATTCATCTAAAAGAAGAACAGTAGGAACCGCAGAATTTAAAGATGAGAAAAATCTTATTTGTATATTGCTCATATTATGTAAAGTTTAGCCCCTCTGTTATTAAGAAATTAGTACCATCATATACCCACGAGATTGCATCAATTGCACCAGCTGTACCTGAAATTGTTACTACTCCTCCTCCATTATTTACTACTTTAAATGATGCCGGGACAACAAGCGACATACCTGGGAATAGACCATTGTCAATTACTAAAGTTCCATAATCCCCGTTAGAAACATTTGTTGGAGCATTTAAAGTTCTAACACCTGGAACTCCAGAAAGTGTAACTTTTGCATTATATCCTAACGAGTAATTCCAATCTATATTTTTGGATCCATCGCCCCCGGATAATGTTTGAAAGCCTGATTCTACAGATGGTATAACATTTATAAAATCTTCTAAAGTAACTAAGTGTATGTCTGGTCTAATTTCATTATCCCTCGTGTTGATCATGTTTTTAGGAAGACCTCTTGTCTTCATAATGGGGATTGCATCTTTTAGGGAAGGACTCTTAATATAAAGGTCTCTTTTAAATAATCCCAGTAAGTCTTGTAGTAGTTGCATATTGTTTTATTTAAAGTCTATTTTATTTAATAATGTGTAAGTTATACCCTCTCCCCAAATTTCTTGAGCCTCTTTACAAATTTGAATAAACACATCATATTCGTATGGATTAGCAGTTACTTGACAACCTGCCGACCATTTATCAATTTGAGTACTTTCTGATTTGGCATTTGCTCTGTGATGATTTATTCCAAAAAATCCTGTGTCTTCATATCCTCCATCAATATCAAGAACATTATCTTTATTCCCATCCCTTATTACAGTCACTTCTTTTCTTTGAACAAGTGCTTCATATTTTCCTTGATGTAATCCTAACTTCCAACACCCTCTCCATTGCCCTTCTTTTAAGATAGCAGTTCCATGTGGATTCGTTGGATTTTCTAACCAATAAGTTCCTGGATCCGTGGTCCCTTTCCAATAAATAGAGCTCCACTCTCCTTTGTATTTCCAAAAAAGAACAAAAACATCATTAAAAGAGTTTACACCAGATATATCCCTAATGCCCACATAATTAAGATTATAAGGTCTAGTATCATTATGAAAAACAACATATTCTTTTTCATTAAAAACTTCAATTATTTGATCTATACTATACATTATTATTTTACGTTATGTAAAGTTTAATCCAAAGGAACCAAAGAAATCTGTTCCGTCATACACCCAAGATATAATATCTTCTTCATTTGGACCTGTGCTAATAGATATTGCGCCTCCTCCTCCATTTACAACTTTAAAATTTGCTGGTAAGCCAAGAGTATGACCACCTATAGCATCTTGTTTTATTATAAGTGTTCCATAGTCGCCATTTTGGGCATTTGTAATTGACAATATACTACCACCGGCTAGTGTGATTTTTGCATTTACGCCATTATCAATATCCCACGTAACAAGACCTCCACTTAAAGTTTGGAATGTAAGATCTAATATTTGAGCGTCAACATATCTTTTTGTAACAAGAGATTCATTTATAAAGTTTGGAGAGTAATCTGCAGAATAAACCATACCTCTATTATTTGCCGTGTCTGTAACAAGAAAACCTGAAGCCGAACCTAGCATGTCAATTCTTTGTTGAGCTCCAGGTCCAATTGTTAAATCTATAAATGATAAACTAAGAGATGCTCCTCCACTTACAAGAACTTCAGCTGTGCCTGTGCCAGCAAGTGTATCAATAATCTGAGCAGTTCCTCCTAAACTAGAAGATCTAAAAGAATTTAAATTATCAAAAGTAAGAGCATATGTTGAGTTACCGTCAAGAATTCTATTTCCTGTAAGAACGCCATCTGTATTATAAATATTTACAAAAGAGGCTACAACAAAATCTATCTCATCAGCATTTTGTGTAATTGTTAGGGATGCATCTGAAGACACTAATGTTCTTAGTCTGAATTCTTCACCAATTTTATCTTTATATACCTCAGCTCCAGTTCCAACATTAATTACCGTATTAGCTTCAGCAAGATTTTCAAAATCTATAAAATCTCCATTTTCTGTAATAGTAAGATTCAGAGATAAGCTTTTTAATCTTCTTAAGTTTACATAACACTCTCCATCTATATCTTCTGTTTCATCTTTAAATACTCCCGCATAAGAATCTCCAGCAGGAATATTTCTATGAATACATTTATTAAAATCAACAAAGTCTTTAACCTTTATAAGCTTTACATTTTTATAAGGAATTGGTGATGCAATACCTTCTATATCAGGCGGTTCATGTACACCAAGAACTAAAACATCTTCTTCACCTGCTACGGTGATGAGCTGCTTTCTTTTTAGAAGACCCAGTATGTCTGTTAGAATATTCATTTACCGTAATAAGTATTTGATGTAGGAACAGTGCCGCCCATATTCATCTTTTGGCAACAGCATCCTTTTTTATTTTTCATTCCCATTCCAGGTTGGCTCATATCCAATTTACCTTGTAATCTTGTTAGTAAAGATCCTCCGGTTTTATATTTATACTTTTTATTTGCCATTTTTATTCATTTTTATTTGCTTTTCTTTCAGCTCGCCTATCTCTCCAATTTTTTACTTTGCCTACTTTTTCAACAGATCTTCCACCAAAATAAGCACCTATTACAGTTATTAAAACTATCTGCAATAGATCTGTCCATTTATCTGCTACTTCAAATTTAATAGAGCCAGCATCAATAAAGACCATCAACACAGTGCAAAAAACTAAAAATAATAAAACTAAAGGTCTCACATTTTTACTTAACCAGCTATCGCTGACCATATCAGCCTCCCATCTTTTGGTGACATTATTATTTATAGCTTCCTCACTTTTAGCTAAAAGATTTTCAAGCTCATTCTTTAGTACAAGCTTTTCTTCATTGGATGTAACAACATCATCAATGATTTTATCCGTCTTACCAAGAAGACCTCCAAATATTTTTGCTAGCCAAGTTGCCACAATTATCTTATTACCTTCATCTTTGACACCCTGGGATTTTACTGTGTCTCTTACATTCGCTTCTCATTTTTCTTTTTGCTTTTTTCCAGCTCTTTTTCTTCTTTCTTGAACCCTTATCTCCAGGTACATTCACCTCATCAAGAACCATTCCTCCAAGCATCATTTTTTTCTTGGTTTCAAAACCTTCTCTAAAGTATTGCATTGGATTTTTCATATTATTTTACTGTTTATCATACTCCAGCGTAATATATTTTTTCTGAAATCTTTCAGGTACATCTTTACGATTCTTACCCATACCTGTCCAATATTCCCTCAACTCTTCTTCTTTCGTCTTCCCTCTTCCTCCTGGTCCAGATTTAAATCTTCCCTTGCTCTTTTTGCCTTTTGGGGCTGATGTGCCTTGTGTAGAGTCTCCTCCACCTGGACAATTGCCTGATACACAACTCTCTTTTGCCTCCCCAATTTTTTGAGCTTTTGGTAAGACCCTCTTTGAGAGCTCTGCTTTTCTAGCTTCATGCATCTCTCTAAAGTATTGCATAGGTCCACCGCTATAATATTCTTTTTTTGCTTTCACCGTTTTTGTATTTTCTTTTTGGCTGCTAAATATGCGTGGAGTGCAAACCCACCTAATGTTCCGTACTTACCAACATTCCCTATAATATTTAGGTCCTTCTTGTAGTTGGTCTCTTTTTTCCATTTTCTTATATCTTTTTTAATATCCCGCTTATGTTTTCGTGCCTCTTTTTTATTACTCTGAACAGAATCTCCTACATTTTTTTGAGCTTTTGGTAAGGAATTGCTTAACATCTCTTTTTTTCTAGATTCCTGCATCTCTCTAAAATGCTGCATAGGTCCACCATGAGCATATGTTGTGGTGCTCTTTGTCTTTGATAAGCTTGATTGTTTTTTTTTAGCTGGCATGACTATTTATTATATTTACGAGCACTCTCTAACATTTTTGCTTTTCTTGTTTCTGCACCCTCTCTGAAGAATTTCATTGGATTCATCTTATTTACAGTATTTGCCGCATTATACATATTCATATGACCCCTATCAACGTCAGGATATTTTGTTGGATTTATTATTGCACCTTCACCCAGAACTGAGTCAGCAGCCTTTTTAAATGTTGGATATTGCTTTGCCTTTTTATCTGCCTCATATTCGGGAGTATTTTTTATAAATTCTGTAGTAGCACCTTTAGAAGCAGCCTTATTTATTCTTTTCTTATTTCTATTGTATTTATTTTGACTTATTTCTTTTTTATTTGATGCTAGTGATCTATCAGAAGCCTTTCCCATCTGTGTTCCTTTAGCTTTGCTCTTATAATATGTACCATCAGGCGCTTCTTCTAATCTTACAGATTTTACTTTACTATATCTACTAGTATTAGAACTTGGCTTTTTAAATTTATCTTTATATGTTAATTTACTACCCTTATTTGTTCCTGTAGAAACTCTAGTTTTGCTTCCACCGTTACCATATTTTGTGGTGGTCTTTTTCTTTG